AAGCCAGTTATAGAAATAAACGCTGATGATGACCAGTTGGAAGATAGACTGGATGAGGCCTTACAATACTTTGCTCAATACCACTATGATGGTATACAAAGAACATACTTAAAATACAAATATACAGACGCTGATAAGACAAGAATGACAGCTGACTCGTCTGAGTCTGCTACTAGTGCTTCAGTAACTACTGCTTGGAATGAAGGAAATAATTTTTTAGTTGTTCCAAATAGTATTATATCAGTTATCAATATCTTTCCGTTTTCAAATAAATCTAATATGAATTTGTTTGATGTAAGATACCAATTAAGATTGAATGATTTATATGACTTTTCATCAACAAGTGTTATTAATTATGATGTTGTTTTAAGACATTTAGATTTCTTAGACCATATATTAGTGGGAGAAAAACCATTAAGATTTAACCAACTATCAAATAGATTGTGGGTTGATATGGATTGGAAAAATGATATTGCAGTTGGTGAATATTTGGTATTTGAGTGTTATAGAAAACTAGACCCAGCAACTCATACGGATGTATTTAACGATATATTTTTAAAGAGATATGTAACGGCGTTATTTAAAAAACAATGGGGTGCTAACTTATCAAAATTTGATGGTGTAGCAATGATTGGCGGAGTTACTCTAAATGGTAGACAGATTTATTCTGAGGCTTTACAAGATATTGAAAAATTAGAAACTGAAATTAGAAGCACATTTGAGTTAAATCCAGCAATGATGATTGGATAGAACAACATGGCAGTTAACCACTATTTTCAAGGCGGTAAAGGAATTGGTAACGCCGCTGAAAAGAGATTACACGAAGATGTTATAATAGAAAGTCTAAAGATTTTTGGACAGGATATCTATTATCTTCCTCGTACTCTTGTAAATAGAGATTTGGTAATGGGAGAAGATACATCTTCCAGATTTGACGACTCTTATCTATTAGAGATGTACTTTGAAACAACTGAAGGATTTGCAGGTGAAAATGAACTCATTAATAAATTTGGTTTAGAAATTAGAGATGATACAACACTTGTATTATCTAAAAGAAGATTTGAGGAACATGTTGCTAGTAAAGCAACACTAACTGCTACCGGCAGACCTAATGAAGGTGATATATTATATGTACCTTTATTAAAAGGTTTCTTTGAAATTCAATTTGTAGAAGACCAGGAACCATTCTATCAATTAGGAAACTTACCAGTTTATAAATTAAAAGTAACTCGTTGGGAATATGCGAGTGAACAAATTAATACTGGCATTAATGTTCTTGACTCTGTTGAAGATAAACATACTTTAGATACTTTTGCTCACAAATTTATGTTAGAAATTGGTCAAGAAACTATGACAGGCCGTGGTTCAGTTATGTTAGAAGATTACCATGATTATTCAACTGGTCAACCAGCATTTTTAATGAATGAGGATTATGTGGAGGCTAATATACAAACACAATCTCCATATGCACAAAATTTAGATATGAATACAGAAGCTGGTTACGATACTGTATCAACAGATGATGACATACTTGATTTTACTGAAAGAAATCCATTTGGGGAGGTTGACGAGTAATGTTTGGAACACATTTTTATAACGAAGGATTAAGAAAGTTAACCATTGCTTTTGGTCAACTGTTTAACAATGTTGTTATTCAGAATACTTCCAGCACAGGTGCTGTCACTAGAAGAATAAAGGTGCCATTAGCATATGCACCTAAAGAAAAGTTTTTAGCGAGAATAGACCAGCAAGCCAACTTACAAGATGATAGAAAGGTTGCAGTAACTTTACCTAGATTAGGATTTGAAATTACAGGTTTGTCTTATGACCCTACTAGAAAAATTAATAAAATGCAGAAGATGATTAAGGTTAAAAGTGGTGAAGAAGGTAAGAAAATGTATTTTAATTATGCACCAGTACCTTATAATATTAATTTTAGTTTGTATTCTTTCACAGCAACTGCTGAAAATGGTCTACAAATCATAGAACAAATTTTACCTTTCTTCCAACCAGAATATACAGTTACAATGAAGGTGGTACCTGAATTAGAATTAGTTAGAGATATACCTATTGTTATGAATAATGTACAATATGAAGATACATACTCAGGTGATTTTACAAGAAGAAGAGCTGTGATTTATACATTAAATTTTACGGCAAAAACTTACTTATATGGTCCAATGAATAATCAAGGTGTGATTAAATCTGTACAAGCAGATATGGGTACTGATACAGATTCACCTTTAACAAGAGAAGAAAGAATTATTGTGGTGCCAAATCCTACAACGGCTGACGCTGATGATGATTTTGGATTTACAACAACTCTTACTTTCTATGATGACAGTAAACGATATAACCCAGCGAGTGATACAGATGAGTAAATTGGAAGAAAATGTTAACGAAATTTTAGGCATAGAAAAAGAACAAGTAAAAGTTTCAGATTTTGAACAACCAAAAGAGATGGTAGAGGTGAAAACTCCTCCTGTTCCTAGAACAGCTGAAGAACATAAAAAAGATATTGACCATGATTATGATTATAGTAGAGATAATTATTATAATTTAATTGACAAAGGTAATGAGGCTATTCAAGGCATATTAGATATTGCAAAAGAAGGCCAACACCCTAGAGCATATGAAGTTGCAGGTCAATTGATTCAACAAGTAGGTCAAACGGTAGATAAACTACAAGACTTACAAAAGAAATTAAAGGATTTAAAAGAGTTACCTAAATCAGCAAGTGCAAGTATAAAAAATGCTTTGTTTGTTGGTTCAACTGCCGAATTGCAGAAAATGTTAAATAGGAAAAGTGAAGATGAAATTATTGAAAGCGAAGCAGTCAACAAAGAAAAAGATAAACCTGGAACTAAGTAAAATCCATTTTATCAAGTCCATGACACCTTTGCCAGAATTACTGGAAGGCGAAGAGTTGCAAAACCCTATTGAAGTTAGAAAATATAGTGTTAGCCCTACTCCAAGAAAAGGTGTTGGTGGTGTAACATATAGAGAAAAAGAATATTCTGTTTTTAGAGGTAGTCAAAGGGTACAGGCTGCTATACAATTAGGATATACGCATATAGAAGGAATTATTATCAATGGATAATCAAAGGTCAGACGCATATTTAGGGAATCCAAATTTAAAAAAGGTTAATATACCTGTTGAATTTACTAAAGAGCAAATAATAGAATATCAAAAATGTGAGGCTGACCCCTTATATTTTATGGAAAATTATATTCAAATTGTATCTCTTGATGAAGGTCTTGTACCATTTAAGTTGTATGAGTTTCAGAAACATATTGTAAGAACAATGCACCATAATAGGTTTACAATATGCAAATTGCCTAGACAATCAGGTAAGTCAACAACGGTTGTTTCTTATCTATTACATTATGCATTGTTTAATCCAAATTCAAACATTGCCATACTTGCAAACAAATCATCAACTGCTAGAGATATATTAGGAAGAGTACAACTTGCCTATGAAAATTTACCAAAATGGTTACAACAAGGTGTAATTAATTGGAACAAAGGTAATATAGAGTTAGAAAATAAATCAGTTATTGTGGCGGCTGCTACATCTTCAAGTGCAATCCGAGGTGGTTCTTATAATATTATTTTCCTTGATGAGTATGCTTTCGTACCACCTAATATTGCCGAAATGTTTTTTAGTTCTGTTTATCCTACCATATCTGCTGGTTCAGAAACAAAGATGATTATTGTATCTACACCTTATGGTATGAATCAGTTTTACAAATTATGGATAGACGCAGAGAATGGCCGTAATGATTATGTACCAATTGAAGTACATTGGTCAGAAGTACCAGGTCGTGATGAAGATTGGAAACAAAGAACAATTAGAAATACATCACCTGAACAATTTTCACAAGAGTTTGAATGTGAATTTTTAGGTAGTGTTAATACATTAATTAGTCCAGCAAAAATTAAAAATATGGCATTTCTAACTCCTAAAACTTCAAGTGGTGGTTTGGATGTTTTTGAAGACCCCATAAAAGGTCGTACTTATACTTGTACAGTTGATGTGGCTAGAGGTGTTAATAAAGATTATTCTGCTTTTATAATTATGGATGTAACTGAATTTCCTTTTAAGATTGTTGCAAAGTTTAGAAGTAATGAAATTAAACCTTTATTGTTTCCTCATACAATTGATAGAGTATGTAAAGCATATAACCATGCACATGTATTGGTTGAAGTAAATGATATAGGTCAACAAGTGGCAGAGTCTTTGCAATTTGAAATGGAATATGATAATCTATTGATGACTACACAAAGAGGTAGAGCAGGCCAAATATTAGGTGCTGGATTTTCAGGTAGAGGTTCTGGTTTTGGTGTAAAAATGACCAAACAGATTAAGAAAATAGGGTGTTCAAATATTAAATCACTTATAGAAGGTGATAAAATTGTAATTAATGATTTCAATATTATTGAAGAGATGTCAACCTTTATCAGAAAAGGTCAGAGTTGGCAGGCTGAAGACGGTTG